TGCAACAATTGCAGATGCAGTATTAGCGCTTGCCGCAGTAGTGGCGCTATTGCTGACCTTGCCAGCGGTAGCGATAGTTGCAAGTTTAGTATCAACAATGGCGGCAGATGCGTTTATATCAGCGTTAACAATTGAAGCATTGCCGCTAACAATAACCGTACCAGTCTCATTGGGCAGCGTGATTGTCCGATCTGCCGTTGGATCTACTACCGCAATAGTTGTCTCAAAAGCGTTTGCGGTAGAACCCTCAAAGCTCAAACTGCCAGCAGTACCAATTTCAAGATTGCCGGTCATGGTGCCGCCTGCTATTGCAAGCTTTTCCGTATCTAGCTCTTGAAGAGCAGTTTGGACGTTTGTTGATGAAATATTGCCCGCAGGTGTAACCGAAACATTGCTTGCTACCTGCGCCGTAATTGTTTGCGATACGTCAATTTCAGTCCATGTTGTACCGTTTGATAGCACAATGTCCGGTGGCGTTAGCGCCACCTGTGGCGCATTACCTGAAGTAATGGTGCCAGCTTCGCTTACGACTAGGTAGTAACGACTGTTGCCTGTCGCTGCCACCGGCAACGCTTGGCCTATTACTAGGCCAATTGATGTACCTTCTGCTGTAACAGAAGCAACTAGACCAGTTCCACTGCCAAGAGAAGCATCAAATGTACCGGCAAATACAATCTCACCAACTGAAATACCAATCGGCTGATATACGTTCCCATCGAACAGAAATAAGTCGCGGCTGAGGGGGTTAAAAAAGAATTGCCCAATACAATCAGCGGTTGGCGTAGTATCTCCAATCTTGCTAATAGCGTAATTTGCTATTTTAGCGCCTGTAACTGTATTAGTTGCAATACGCGCAATATCTAAACTGCCGCTTGTAATTTGTGATGCTGCAAGGTTTGGTACATCACCTGCTGATAGTACCGTGCCAGCAGTTGCAATACCTTTGCTATTTATTGTTATTTTTGTATATTGACCAGCGGCAATACCAGCTTGAGCTGCAAGCGAGATCGTGCCAGTAGATACGGCAAAATCACTACCTGCGATAACACCACCTAATGCTGCATTGGTCGCGGCAGTTACAGCTAAAATGCCGTTACCGTCTACGGATAAGCCTGTCCCAGGTCGTACTGCACCTCTAACGCTACTGGTGGCAATAGGTAAATCAGCACCGGCAAGAGCAACTGCGCCAGTGATATGCCCTTGAGCGTTATAAGTAAAGCCGGTTGTGGTGCCAGCCGTGATGCTATCGGTGTGATTTAATACGCCGCCGCCTGTAACGCTAAGCCCGGTGCCGGGTGACATTACGCCAACAGTGCCCGATACTGCAATCGGCAAATCCGCTGCTGCTACTGCTGCGCCAACGGTTACATGTCCCTTGGTATCAACCGTGACTTTTGTGTACGTGCCAGCAGTCACACCGCTGGTTGCGTGTTCGAGACTGCCAGTGCCAGCATTACGAACAATCGGGCTGGTAGGTGCTACCAGTTGCAGATTGCTGCCGCTGACTGTTATGCCGCCTGTCGCTGGTACCGTAGCTGTGTCAAATTTAGATGCTGCAACGGTGCCAGCCGATAATTGGGTGCCGCTGATGCCGCTGAAATCAACCTTTGCAGATGGTATGGACGCATTATCAATAAGTGATACTGCCTGCTGTACAAAAGCTTTTGCTGTTATTTTCTTTGTTTGACTGGCACTTAAATCTGCTATGGGTAACGGATCAGTAGCAGCTAAATCCCCACCGGCAAGGGACGTAAGCTCTGTAATCCTAAGGTCTGCCATGTTTTAGCCCTCCAAAAGGACACTGCCCGTGTTGTCCTCCAGTCTAACCCGGAATGCGTCTTCTTGAAGAAGGTATTCAGGGTCTGCCACTTGTATGCGTAGTTTGATTTCTCCTGTGGTAACAAAACTAATCGTAGAAATCATGGCTGTATCGCTATTGCAATTAATTCCTGCTTGCGTAATTATTCCATCAATTTCATGCCATATCTCGTCATTGCCTTCTTGCCCATAACCTTGACCTAAAATATATAATCTAGCCTTAAAGCCAGAACCAAATCGTTGCCTTAGCAGCAAAGTGTGTAAGTACAAAGACAGCTCAGGAAATCCAGTAGGATAATTACTGGAGCTTTGATAGCGATAATCAAATAAGCAAGTTAGCTGGCCGCTACCTGTGATTAAAGTGCTGTATTGATTCCTGAACTCATCACCTAAACTTGATGTATCTACAGTTTCACGATCTGTAGTAAACTCGTAAGATGTAATCTGCCCAACAGGTCTGAGCGTGTCATTTATTACCGACGCGGTAATTGGTATGTCTCTGGCTATTGTTACAAGATCTACTCTGCCTGTAGCTTCACCTGCTATTGATTGATCGAAAGTTGAATATAACATAATACCACCTATAAAATCTACGTTCACATACCAGTTGCCATCAGGGAATACGCTGCCTGCGCTCCATCCTGATGCTGCAATAAAATCTAAATTTGTCCCGTCAGTTGTTTGTAATTTTACAAAATCACCGGTAATTAAAGACCCTTCGGGAAATTCAAAACTAAATCTGTTGCTTGTTGCCGCTATATCACTAGGATTTACAACGCTTAGTAGACCTTCTGCAATGCCGCTACGAATTAACTCGACTCTGCCTGCATTACCTAGGTAAACGGTCATAGCGTTACGCCCGTTGGTGCGCCAGTAAATTGGAACTGGATGCTGGCTTGCATTACTTCACCAACAGCACAACTTAATTCTGCGCTGGTAATAATGCAACTACCTTGAATAAGCTTGGTGCCCCAGCCAAGTTTGATAGCTAGTATGTCAGACTCACTAACTACAGCAGTTTTTACTACACGCTCTAGCAATGAAACCGGCGCTGAATCATAATAAAATACAGTGGCGCTACCGCTTATAGTTCTGAGCCCTGGCACATAGCTGCGGTCGCTTTCTGTTAATACTGTGGTTTCAAGCGTATCAACTGTGCTAGATACGCTCCAGTTGCTAACCTTAGCTACTTGTGTGCCGTTATAGGTTAAGGTGCCATCTTTGCCGCTGTAATAAGTCATGCGTCAAGCACCCCTGTTAATTTAATTGTAACCGACATGCGACCAGGCTTTACACTGTTGAATTGTGGCGGCTCAGCGTAGCGATACTGCAAACCGAATGGTGCTGCTGAGAATCTATTGGTGCTGCTGAGTGCCGTGATCCCTGCATCAAAGCCGGGATTACCACTTTTGCTGGTGCTACCTAGGCCAAACAAACCTAACGTGCCACGGCAATTAGCGTAATGGTCATGGATTAAGGCTGCATCGGCATCGCTGATATTGTCAAACGATAGTGATAGTTCTGTATTACTGCGCCTGCTGCCATATTGCACACGGCTTTCCATGCCGTTCTGTGCTGTAAACGTAGTACCTGGAAAATCGCCTGCATTTAGCGACCTTGAGGTAGGGGCAATACTAGGAAAAACCGGACCTACAAAACTCATTGCTCGTTTTGCACCTCAAATAAGCTTTCAGCTAAGTTTAGGTAGGTGATCTTACCACTGGTTTCTTGCGGTACATGGCTGCCAGTTATTTCTACCATCCCTTCCTCATCATAACTAATGAGTTCAGCCTTGTACACTCGTGCACTTTGGGCGTCTGCATACACCGTAAAGACTGCACCAGCAAATTTATTATCCGTCACATACCCATTGCCATCAATTGTCATGGTGCCTTGTTCAACTTCCAGTTTCCCAGATCGCCACCAGTAGACCGTATTTGAGCCGGTTAATTCGCTGCTGGTTACAACTCGGCCATCATCCAATACATAACCGTTTTGGAATTGATCCACATGCCTTGCCTGGCTCGCAAGTTTAAAATATGCACCAGGTGCAAGTGCTAAGCCTTCAGGAAATGTTTTAAACGTAACCGTATGCGTTACATACCGACGTGTTTGGATTAATAGTTTAGCAAAATCAACTGCATGGTTTGCGCTAGTGCAAAAGCCAGTAAAATCCACTGCTTCCACTAGTGCTGATTCTGAATCTGTTTGCTGTGATTCAGCTAACCGCACAAGGATATTACGTGTTTCAGCAAAACCCTCTTCTACCTCATCGCGTAATGTAATTAATACTTGCGGCGCCAAACGTTGCTCCGCTGGATACCAACTTACTTCCAACGAATCCTCAATAAT